GAACGCGGTGTGGTTCGACCGGATCGCGCCGGAGTACAAGAACACGATCGACTTCGATACCTACGTCTTCCTTCAGGCCGTGTACGGTCGTTTCTCAATGGGTTTCAAGGATTGGAGATGGATCATTAAGAGTACCGTTTCATAAGGGTTTTTAGTCTCGTTTGTTCTTTGACAGAATATGCATATGACCGTACGTAAACTTACCGGAGGCTGGTCTTGACGAGGGGCCGGTCTTCTTCATCCGTGTAAAGGTGGGTTCGATTCCCGCCACCGGCTCATGAGACAGGGAGTCGGGACTGAAAAACAAAGGAGACTTACATGAGTTTCACCGACTTCCCTCACGGGATTACGAGTTTCGGGGTCCCCCTGCTTGGGGGAAACCCCGGCCCGATTACCGGGTCTGTGTTTTTCGTCGACAGTTTGACCGGCTTGAACAGTAACGCCGGTGGGTCCCCCTCGACCGCGTTCGCCACTCTCGACTGGGCTATCGGTAAGTGTACCGCGAACAAAGGCGACGTTATTTACCTTATGCCCAACCACGCGGAGACCGTCACTGGTATTGGCGGGGTTACTGCGGACATCGCCGGGATTTCGATTATAGGTCTTGGTAATTTCAACCAGCGCCCGCGCCTTCTCATGGACGGTGGGACTACGGTGACGTTCGCCGTCTCGGCGGCGGATGTGACTATCAAGAACATTGTCATGGCATCTGGGCACCTTTTGGTCGCCACGGGATTCGATGTCACGGGCAAGGGTTGTTGGATTGACCAGGTTGAATTCGCCGACAACACAACCGCCGAGAACTGGGGAAGCCCGGTCAAGGCGACCGGTGCGGTTAACACAGCCGACGGATTGAAGGTCACCAATTGCCGGTGGGTTCCACTTGTAGCGACTGTCAATTCGCTGGAGTTCGTCGAGATCACAGACGACATCGACGGGCTTGTTGTAACTGGGAACGTCATCATCTGCGAGGGGACGGCCACACCGCTCATCCTCCAGGCTGGCACAAAGGTTATGACTAATATTTTCGTCGTGTGGAACTTCTTGTCCCATAAGATGACGGCGGGTGCGTTGTTTATGAGCAACGGCGGAACTGGAAACTCCGGGATCGTCGCCCACAATCGGTTCGGACACGCAGACGTTACGACCACCCATGACTGGGGTGCCGTAACGGGTTTAAGGTTATTCGACAATCTCTCGACATCTGTTGATAACCTTTCCGGGGTCATCCTCCCGGCGGCTGACGTTAACTCCTAACAACTAACCCGAGCCGGGGCGGGGTATCCCCGGCGTAATTCCAAGGAGGTCCAAATGGCCGTCGATACGGTGCAGCCAGCAGAAGTGAAGGATGCCAAGATTCAGTTCTTCGGGGAGTTCGAGAAGCACCCAAAGGGAGGCTACAGGTCCGAGTACCCCGCGTGGATGCACACGAAGTTGCTCTCCGACATGAAGGACGAACTCAAGGGGAAGCAGAAAGCGCTTGACATGAGACTGCCCAACGCCAACGAAGCGGAGTTGAGGGAACAAATTCGGGACATGAAGTCTAGGATCGACGACATCGAGTCGTCCAAGCCGAAGCTGTCCGCGAAGATGAAGGACGAACTGATGAGGGCGTCGGAGGACTTGGAGACCGGCATCAAGGAGTCGTTGTTCACCCGTGACGAGATGCGGCTCGGTCTCGCTGACGCTCATCGTGAGTTGGAGCGGTCCATGAAGAAGTGCATTCCGATTCGTGCGGATCTTGCGGAAGCCGCCGGGGTGAAGTTGGAGAAGGGGAAATTCGGCAGCCGTGAGGACGCTATCAAGGTGTGGCGCTTGACTCGTCGGGCGTGCGACCCGGATCTTCACACGAATGCCGAATATTTGAGAAAAGAGAGCAGGTAGCCAAATGGATGGGTCGACTTTGCTTCGTTCTCTTCGTGAGTCGGTCGGCGAACCTTCGGGTAGCCAGTACCTCGATACGCGCACTTCCTACCAATATTTGTGGGAAGCGGCGATCGAACTGGTTCGGCGAACGAGATGTCTTAAAGCGACCCAATCCATTACCTCCGTTGCGGAAACGGCATCGTACACGTTGAATGCGGACTTTCTCAAGGTGGATCTCCGCAACAGTAGCGGCGAATACATCGTCAAGTATTACGACGGATCTTCAACGACCTTCATCAATTTTGGTGAGTACGATGCCATTATTTACGCGAACCAGACGACCTCGCAGTCCGTGCCCAACCGGTTCACTGTGATCGACAAGGCTTCCTTATACTCGCAGATCACGGGAACTGCGACTTCTATCGGGACGTCGAGCGCAGGGCTGTCCATGCTCACCGACACGTCGGGGCTGTTTACGACGACGGACTATGTGTCGGCAGGAGATTTGATCCATAATACAACCGATGCGAGTTCGGGAATTGTCTTGTCCGTTACGGACGCCACGCACCTGAACACGGCCATATTCTCGAACACGGACGGGACGGCGGCGAGTTGGGCGGTATCCGACGCCTACGTGATCCAGCCTCAGGGACGGCTTGAGATCCTGTTCGACCCGCCGTTGTCTACTGCGGGCCACACCGTAACGGTTTACTACATCCAGCGCCCCGCTCCGGTGTTCCACGATTACGGCATGTATCGGTTTTCACCGAATTACATGAACGCCCTCATTTCTTACGCAGCAGCCAAGTACAAGCTGGCCGACAAGGAGCCGGGGTCGTGGGATGCGTTCCGCAAGGAATGGGCCGGGCGGCTTGGAGAAGTAAGTAACTCTATCGGGAATACGTTCAATCGGTCGGGGTTCAAGATGTCGCTTCGCGGTGTCAAATGACGACCGCTGTCCTGTGGGCGCTGATGAACCTCGCAATCGTTGCGGATTGGGGCCAGACTCGGTACGGGGCGGCTCACCCCCAACAGTTCGAGGAAATCTCGAACCCGTTTCTCGGAGCACACCCTTCGGTGGGCAAAGTCGATGCGTGGTTTGTTGGGTCCCTTGCGGTGAACAACGGAATCATGGTCGCGCTTCCGAAGAAGTATCGTCCGTGGTACGCAGGAGCGGTGACGGCGTACGAGGCGCATTTCGTGGTTAAGAACAACTCCATCGGCGCGAGAATCCGGTTCTAACGAGAGGCAGATGGCCGACGATCGGATTGTAACATACAGAGAACTCCCCCTCAACGGGCGTTTGAGGACAAACGACGATCCCGCTGAACTTGTGTCCGAAGGCAACGTCGTCGATCTATCTTTACTTCAGAACATGCGGTATTTCGACAGCCACCTTCAGGGCATTGGTGGAACGACGAAGATCAACACCACGGTCTTAGGCAATCCTCAGATAAAGAACATGTTCCAGTTTCGTAAAGACTCGCCCGCCGAGTCGAACGTCCTGGTCGCAGCCAGAGACTCTAACGGGCTGAATCAGAAGGTTTATCGAAACGGGACTGCTATACCGTCTGCGGGAGACTTCACAGCAACGGCTTTATTTACAGACTCGACAGGGTATGGCACACCCATGTTCTCCACGGCCCCAGGCGAGAAGGCCATTTACTGCAACGGCAAGGATACTGCCATCTGGGGTGGGTCCGAGATGAAGCCTATAGGCTTTATCGACATGGACCCGAACGGAACCTATAAATATGACTACACAGAGCAGGTTAAGAACTCATTAACCGACTCTAATAATATCGCGACGTTGCATCGTAGGGCGGACACCGTAGACGCGGCGACAATGGCTCTATGGCATTTCGACAACAGCCCAAATGATGCTACGGCTGCGGCGCACAACCTTACCGAGGTAAGTGCCGCCTATAGTACGTCCGTTAAAAAATTCGGGACGCATTCGGTCGGCGGCAGCGGTGGGTATTTCACCATTGCGGACCACGCGGATTTTGATTTTTCCGGCGGGACGTATTCCATAGATTTCTGGATAAATCCCACGGCAAAAACCGGAACCATATACCACCAAGGGAGTGCGACGGACTACTATAAGATTTACTTCAACGGCAGTGGCGTCCTCGTCATGGACATATACGCGGCTTCCTCGCTTGTTCTGTCGCATGGAATAGATGTTTTGTCCCCGCTGCAACTTGGTGTATGGTCCCACGTTGCTTTAGTTGAGAGCGGGAACAACTACTATCCCTTCGTAAATGGAGCGTCGCTCAACACCTATTCTGGTGTTGAACGAGCCGCCAATTATGCCTCGGCTATCGCGATAAAAGCGATGAACGACGGGTCAACGATATTTAATGGATACCTCGACGAGTTTCGTGTTTCCAATTCCGCCCGCTGGACTGATTCATTCGACCCGCCGACGCTCGCCTACGGTTCGACAACCATCACAAGCATCTATGTCGGGTCTCAACTCCCGGTCCAGGGTGTCAATCCCTACGTTGTAACGGCGAACACGACAGCGGGTGCGGTCACTGGGAACTATTGGAGTTCTTCAGGCTGGGCTTCTCTTGGAGCAGTCTCCGGTGTCGGTGCGACTCCGCTTTCGGCAGTCGGCAAGAATACGTGGACGTTTACATCTACGGCTTCTATAGTAAGACAAAAGGCAATAGACGACAAAGTGGCTTATTGGTATCGGTTTGATATAACCGACTGTGACGCAACGACGACCATCTCGCAATTGACCTTAGATACGCCAGTCCAGGCCCTCAAAGAGTTATGGGACGGGCAATACAGGACAGTAAATTCTTTCCTTGTCTACAAGAACAGCACGTTCAACGATTACGCGGTCAACGTGTTCGAAGATTCATGGACTTCTACCGATACAAATACGTTCGTCGAACTTGATAGTCTCGCCACCGCGACTGATGCTTTATATATCGGGTTCAGCGAAAGGCAGATGGGGTTAAGGCTTAACCTCATCGGTGGGCATGTCAACACCACTGCAAGTACGATTGCTACAGTTTCGTATTACAACGGGACCGGCCTCGCGACGAATTCGGATTCTTGGACCTGGGTCGGGACTACAGACGACGGCACAGCAAATGCAGGTATCGCCGTTTCTAAGAGCGGTACGGTTACGTGGACCCCCCCGGCGTTGTCTGCGGAGTTCAAGGTTTCTATATCCGGCAGCATGACTGGGGATCGCGTAATAGATGTCCTCCTTAACCCATCCAATGCCCCCGCTCAGTCGCAGAGGATGTATTTTTATAAAGTCGTGTTCTCGCAGAACCTTTCGGCGGACGTTCAGTTGTTCTTTATCGGCGGTATCACGGCACCTGAAGATGTGGCCGGGCACAAGTTCGCCGTACACCACGTAGACCGTGTGTGGTATTGGGGTAGCGAGAAAGATCCTCATCTCGGTTTCTGTACTTCGCGGGAGACGGCGCAGGTTTTACGCGGGGCGGACACTGTAAGTTTCTACCTCAAAAACACTCCTGTTGCTGGAATCTCGTTATTTGAACGGTACGGGTCTACAGCGGCGAACGTGCAGTTGGTCTGCGAGCCGACGAGAACATGGGCTATCGTTGGGGAGACTGTCGAGAACTTCGTTCCAAACTGCATAGATTCATCCAATGGTTGTACGTCCGCGTTGACGATGGATGTCGCGACTGTTGAAATTCTCCCGGGGACCTTCCGGCGTGTCGGGATGTGGCAGTCGCAAGGCGGAATCGTAATCTGCGACGGTTCGTCCGTCACCGAAGTCTCCCATGACATCAAGGACAAGTTCGATCCGAAACACGCAAACTACATCGGGGCGTCGACTTTGGCGGCCTGCTCGGGCTGGATAGATCCTGTCTACAACGAGTACAACTGGGTGATTCCTGGCACAACCATATGGGCATATGATATCCTGAGAAAGAAGTGGTACGAAAAGCCGCTCGCCACATCCAAGCGGCCTTCTTGTGGGTTGGCGGTCTACGACACCAACGGGATAGCGTACTCCTACGCGGCGACGGCCTCTGGATTCATGTATCGTATGGAGTACGGGACCACGATCGATGGGACGGCGATCCCCTTCGCGGTGCAGATTGCGGATGTCGCGCCTACGGGGTCGATCTCAGATCGGACAGAGGCGTGTTCCGTCCGGTTGGTGGGCAAGGCGAAGACCACGACGACTCAGGCCGTCCTCATTGAGCATTTCGGGGATAGTTCTACGACTGCGTCTGTACCTGCAATACCGGGAGTCTCTATGGCGAATTCCGGCAAGCGACTGTTCTCAGTCATCCGGTCGATGGGGACTGCACCGAAGAACCACATCTATCATGCGTACAAGTTATCAGTCTCGACTTCAGACGAGACGATCGGGTTCGAGCCGGTGTTCCTTGTTCTTGGTTACCGGTCGATCGGGAAAGACTCCCGGTAGGAGGACGTTATGGCATACGCCTATGATGCTGGATTAATCGACCGGATCATGCCGAGGATAAAACAATACGAAGCCACGACCGGGCGCAAAATCAGCCAGTCGGTGCTCGATGCTTTGATGAAGGGCCAGTTGTCCGCCGAGGTCGACAAGGCGCAGCAGACCCGTGCGATCGATCTTCAGGAAGAGCAGTTCGCCAATCAGAAGGATCAGCAGAAGAAGGCGGCTAAGGCGGCTTCGGTCAAGGGGTACGTGGATACTGCATCTACGGCAGGCATGGGGTACCTCACCTATAAGGCAGTCACAAAGCCGTCTGCGATGTCTGAATTGCTTGCCTATCAGAAAAGCATTGGGGCAACCCCGGCCATAACGGGGGCAGACATTACGGCGGCTGGCGGGTCATTTGGTGCTCCGACAGCAGAGGCCGCAGGGTACGGGTTGACCGCCCCCGGATATACCGCCCCCGCGTTTACTGGAGCGCAGACGACCCTTGCGGGAGGGACGGCAGCAAGTGGCGCTCAAGCAACGCCAGCAGTGTACGGGACCGGGGAATATGCCGCCTACGATGCGTCTCTTGCGGCCGGGGCATCTGAGGGGGTTGGGACGGCGACATCGGCGGCCTCCATGCTTGGGCCTGTTGCTGGCGGTGTCGGCGGCGGACTTTTGGGCGCGGACCTTGCTGTAAATAAATTACACCTTTTCGGAGCGGGGAAACCGGGGCATATGGGCGGGGAGACAAACACGGCAGCGGCTGTCGGTGGGGCTGTCGGTGGGGCAGCCGGAGGCGCACTTATAGGATCACAGGTGGGATCTGTTGGCGGACCCGTCGGTGCAGCTGTTGGCGCAATCGTTGGCGGTGTTGTCGGGTGGGCGTCAGAGGCATCGGTAATTTGTAGCGAACTTGTCCGCCAGAAACGCATCTCCGAGCGCGAGAGGACTGCCTGCGTTATCTTCCGCTTCCGGTATATCCCAGACGACATGTTCATGGCCTATCTCGAATGGGCGGAACCTATAGTGCGCCTTATGCGAAACAATAGGGCGGCTAACTTCTTCCTTGTTCCGTTTGCGATGCATTTCGTGGGTTACATGCTGGCGGTTCAGGCCAAGGTGGAACCTACGATTACCGAACGCCTTGTATGGAAATACGCTTGGTGGAGATGCAGCGAGATTGCTCGACGTACCGAGCAATTCGTTAAGGAGGTGGCCGCGTAATGGGCTTCATGGAGGACGTAGGCCGGTCCAACGCCCTAAGCAGCGTCAACAACCTCATGGGCAAGGCAATCGACATCCGGCGCGGTGAAGACCAAAGCGCCGAGAGAGCATACACGGTTGGACTTCAGACTGAGAAGTTTGGCCTAGAGAAGGAATCTGCGGCGCGAGAGGCGACCAAGTTCGGTTGGGCGGCAGAGGAACAGGCAAAGAAGCAGAAGTTCAACAAGACCGTTGTGCCCGTAGACACCATTCTTCAAAACGCCCGTCCTGGGTCGAGAGAGAAGTTGCTTAAACTTGGCAAGGACAACGGGTGGATTCAGGATATCGGAGGAAACCTTGTCATATCTAACGAAAACCTTGCGAACGCAAAGCAATATCTGAAAGAGAACCTTGAATTTACTAGTCAACTAGCACTTACCGATGTGGCGGATATCAATAAAGAGATGATCCCACTGAAGCAGCAGTTGGCGGAACTAACAACGACCAAGCCTGACGATAAGAGTATACCCATCCTGCAAAAACGCATAGCGGATTTAGATAAGCAGAAAACGATGCATCTCAACAGCGCGTTAGAGATCGACAAGGCGTATCAAGAGAAGAAGGCACTTGAGGAAACAAAGCAGACTGGAAAAATAGTCAAGGGTCCGGACGGGGGGTTGTATCGGCAGAAGGAAGATGGGACGATGGAGGAATTGGTCGCCCCGCCGGAGAAGGAAACGAAACCCCCGCCGGACCGTAGAAGGGATGTTGGAGCGCACACTCTTACCGAGGAGTGGGAGGACGGTGCATGGGTAGAAGTTAGTCGTGCTCCTCGGTGGAACACAAGGGGGGACGCAATTGAGGCAAGAAAGACTAAGCAAGAAACATTTAAGAACGAGCAGTCCATGCGTAAGGAATTTGAAGCGTTGCCTGAAGTCAAGGACTTCACTGCTGTAAGCATAGCTGCTGGACAGATGGATGCCGCCTATGCAGAGTCTAAGAAGACGAAAAACTTTGTGGCAGTAGACCAAGCGTTAATCACAATGTTCAATAAAATGACGGACGCTAAGTCTGTGGTTAGGGAGAGTGAATATTTAAGGACCGCAAGTGATATGGCTATATGGAATAGATTGAAGGGTAAGAAGGCGCAGTTAGAAAGTGGAGGTGCCGGGATAACAGCAGAAGAACGTACCGCTCTTAAAACAATATCGGATAGATTCATGAAAGCGTCTTCCAGTAGGTACAACAAAGTAGCAACCGAATATAAAAGACTGGCAACAGAATACGGATACAAACCCGAAAATGTGGTATTCAGGAACACGATCATAACCGCCGATGACGCTCCCAAGACAGCCGATGACTTCCTCAAGAAGTACGGAGGAAAGTAATGGATCTCGCTGAACTGGCAAACAACGAGGATTTCAAGGGCCTGCCGACGGAAGAGCAGCGTAAGGTCATGTCGCAGAACCCTGATTTCTCTTCTTTGCCCGTTGCGGAGCAGGATAAAGTCATCGCCCGGATACCGAAAGGGTTCGCCGCTTCTCCGAAGGGCGAGACGCAGTTGCGTCAAGGCAAACCTGTTCGTGAGTTTCTCAGCAGCATCTACACTCCCCTTCTTGAGATGGGCGGGATGGTATTGGGCGAGACTGCCGGGGCCGTTACCGGGGCCGCAGGTGGTCCGGTGGGCGCTACTGTCGGGGCGTTGAAAGGCGCAGGCATCGGTTATTCGACCGGCAGAGGAGCCGCGCAAGCAGTAGATGTCGCAACTGGACTGAGTGACCTGCCTTCGTTCGAGGAGTCTGCCGAGAGCAGGGCGAAGGATGTTGCCGTTGGTTCTGCTCTTGGCGCGGCAGGCAAAGTCGCTCAGCCGGTCCTGGAGGCCCCTTTCAGGTATCTCGGGGGGAAGATCGCGGCGAATGAAATCGTTCTCAACAAGGAAGCAGCGGCGATCGCAGAGCGTGAGGGTTTCGATCTCACCGCAGCGCAGCAGACCGGCTCCCCGGGGTTGTCGCGTACGGAGATGGTCGGTCGATGGTTCTTGACTGCCGGTGGGGTGTTCAACAAACGGGACGCGCAGGAGGCTTCGAAGTGGGTCGCCAAGCGCCAGCAGTGGCTGGATAAACTCGGAGACCCGTACCCCGGTACTTTGTCCGCAGACAGGGCGGCGGAGGCGGGGAAGATCGTCAAGGAGAAAGTCGACGCTCTGGTCAAGCGATCTGATGCCCGGACCGTCGCAGATGTGGAGCGGGTACGAACCGCGCTCTTGAAATCAATGGGGTCCAACGAGCCATACTCCGAGTTGGGGAAGAGCGGACAGGAAATCATAAAGGCCAGGAACGCGAAGGATTTCGAACGCGCCGGAAAATTATACGACAAAGCGAAACAGTTTCTAAACGGCGACGAACGGCTCGCGGCGGGTAACTTGAAGGCGACGGCGCAGAAAATTATCGACGAGGAATTGAAGATCCCCGCGAGCGACCGGAACAATGCGCTGATTTCCCGGTTGAAGTCGTACACGAAACTCCCGACTACGCAGGAAGAAATCGCAGCGGCGACGAAGAAAGACGCGGAGATAAAGAAATCCGTAGATGCGTTGGTGGCTGGCAGCAAACCGAAGAACCAGCAGGAGACGGACGATCTGCGGACGGCGGTGTTGCAGACCTTGCGCGTGGATAAGCCTTACGAGGAACTTGGCAATGTGGGGCTGAACCCCGATGCGGTGTCCACTCTCCGCTCGCACTTTAGAGACGCCATCGAGGTCGCGGATAGCGCGGCGCGGAAGGGAATTGAAGGCGGCAAGTTTATGAGCAGCAAGGAGGGCGGCGCGTACAAGCGGCTTCAGGGTGCTCTTGGCGCGGACGAGGAAGTCTTCGCTGCTCATGTTGGAGGGGAGTACCAGCGCGTCCATTCCTTGGCGAAGGCGTTCTATAAGAAGAAAACGAACTTCTGGCAGGATAAAGATGTCGTCAAGATGATGACGGAGAAGCCGGAATATCTTCTCGACTACGTGACCGACGCGGGGAGCACGACCATACCGGCGAAGTTCAAGGCGGCGATCGGCCCGCAGGGGGTACAGAAGTTCAAGGACCGGCTTACCAGTAAACTGTTCGATGTCGCCAAGCCGGGACCGTTTGACCCCGACGGAGTTGTGGAGAACATCGCCAAGTACGGCGAAACGCTCACGGCTTTCTACTCGCCGCAGGAAATATCTCTGATGGTGGATGCGGCGAATGCGGCCAAGGGGATGAAGGTCGCAAACCTCGAACGAAATAAGTATTTTATCGACCTGATGAAGGAATCGCCCGAGAAGGCCGCTTCGTTTATCATGCAGACGGAAAACATCCCGATGCTGTCTCGGTTGAAGCTCGTCGTCGGCAAGGACACTATGAACCGGATGCGGTCTACTTTCCTTGCGAACGAAATCGAACTGAACGTGTACGGCATGATGTACCCCTCCGATCTTGGGAGAATGCTTGACAGACACGGCAAGAACAAATTGAATGCTTTTCTCGGTCCGGAACTCACTCAGAACATCGTAGACATGAATAAAGTCGGCGCGGTAACGCGCACCGTGGAGAACATCGCTAAAAACCCCTCCGGTACGGGGCAGGCGCTTATTTCGTACTTTACGCTTATTCAGGTGGGGTCAGATTTGGCGAAGGGCAATCTGTGGGGGGTGATTAAGACGCTGTGGCCCCCCAACATCATCGCTAAAGCGTACCTCACCAAACGGGGGACGGCGTTGCTGTCGGGCACGGCAGGGATTCCCGCCGAGTCGTCTCTTGCGGCGCAGACCTATATCAAGTTGCTAGGGGTCGTTTCAGAGGGCGGCAAGTATCCGTATCGAGGAGGCTCGAATGGCCCGTAGACCCATCTCAGGGGTAGCAAGAGACGGTGTTGGAAACATTGTAGCCTCTGCAACGGCGACATTGACCGTGTATTCCGGTGGAGCCGCCGCGACTTGCTACGCTGCGGAGTCCGGCGGGTCGGCCCTGTCGGGCGGGGCTACGACATCCGGTACTGATGGCACGTATACGTTCTGGGTCGACGACGGCGATCACGCGGTCTTGACCATCTTCAACGTAACGGTGAGTAAGACCAACCACAGAACGATGACGACTCCGATAGCGGCATAGGGGGAACGATGAAGAAATACACGGCGTGGGTATTGGCACTCTTGTTTTACGTTTCGGTTCTTCCGTGGAATATGGCGGGTGCGACGGATTATTGGAATTATAACGTTCATAAACTAAATTTCGACAATACATATTTATCCACACTTCAGGGTAACGACCTCATCGTGAAGGGGCCGTGGGTGGATGTGAGGGCGTATGGGGCCGTTGCTGGCGGTTCTGCCTCTGCCAACGCGACGGCGCTTGCGGCGGCTATTGTTTACGCCAACGCGAACAATCTCGATATTTTCATCCCAATAGGTGTGTTTGCCTATAACGGCGACGGGCTGACTTTTAACACGACCGCGACGACCGGCCATGGGTCGATCCATGGGGTCGGCCCCGGTTCCGTTCTGGATTATCAGGGAACCGGCGTGGCCCTCTCAATGGCTGATGGAGACGGGTCTGGTAGATACGCGCCATACCTCCATGATTTCCGCATCACCACCTCTGCCGGTACTCCTCTCGGCGGGCTGCATATCGGAGCCGGAGCACAGTACGGGATGGTGAACGGGGAACGGATATATATAGACGGATTTGACAACACGAACGCCTACGGTATGAGGGCGTCAAAGGTAGTTTCATCCCATTTTATTGATTCATCGTTTTGGGATAATTACGACGGGTTCATTACAATGAATACTGTTGGAAGTTGGCCCACGACGCTCACGTTCAGTTCGAGCCGCTTCCGCTCGAATGATCGGCACGGTGTGTTTCTTCAGAGCGGGTTAGGAATTACATTCGAGAGTAACTGTATTTTTGAATCGAACCAGCATGCGGGGATTTACGCTACCGGAATCGGAAGCGATCCATCGCTCGGGCTTATAAAAATTATAGGAAACCATTTCGAAAACAATGGGGGCAGCACCGACAACACGGATTACAACATAGATATTGTTGGTACAGATGCAGCCGATCCAATACCCGACGTTTGGATTCAGAGCAATTACATACAGGACACCGCTGGTGGCGGACATATCCGGTACGGGAAATTAAGGTATGTCGTCATAAGGGATAATTTCTTTAGCGGGACGGACGGCCCGGAGGATGTAGCGAACGTTGGCAACAACCGCTTTGTGGAGTGGTTAAGAAATCACGGAATTAACGAAACAAGCGTGACAGCCCACGGGAATAACGCAGAGGATGCCGACCAATATCAAGCGAGTGGAATTAATCTCAGGACGCAACCGGTGGGGGCAACTTATTGGACCACGCATCAACTGAAATCCTCCAGTGCCTTGGTATCATTGCCCGGTGACAACGCCACGCTCACCACGATCGCATCTCTGATTCTCAACGGGACCGACGCGGATATAGCCGGAGGCATCGTCTTGGTCAGCGGGTACAACGCAGGTCTTACCGCATATTTCGTGGACCTTGTGGCCCTTAGTTACGGGGCGGCGGCTGTCATCAGCACCAGCAACACCGTGGGTTCTCCCGCCGCGAGGACGTACAGCGTAAGTTCAAATGTCAATCTACAGGTTAAATTCGCCAACGACGCGGACACATATGCTGTCCGAGTTTCGCAACTGACAAATTGATGCGCCCCTCCTTCCCCGCTGCCTCCTTCGCGCTTGAAAGGGGGAATAGATGACCCGCACCCGCCTCATCGCGCAGTTGCAGGAGGGTAGATGAGACTCATACCCGATGATCTTCTCGGCATCGTTTGCGTTTTTCAGGAGGCCGAAGGGGAACCTATCGAGGGCAAGGTGGCCGTCGCGGAAGTGATCCTTCGACGCACTCAGCGGAAGTACATGAGCGACGGGACCGTGGCGGGGACCGTGCTGCGCCGTCTGCAATTCAGCGGTATGAATAGCAACGCTCCGAACCGCACACGTTCCTTCAAGGTAGACGATTCGGACGCCAAGGTTCTCGAATGCGTATCGGCGTGGCAGATGGCGAAGCAGGGAAGTATCCTTGCGCCTGGCTGTCTGCATTATTTCAACGCGCATATCGTATCCCCGCCGTGGGCGAAGGATGCGGAAGTTGTCGCTGTCATCGGCAACCATACATTCGTGAAGGTGAAAGAGTGAGGGGCTGTCGCCATCCGTGGATGCCGTGGTCAACATTCATCGCGCACGTGGAGACGTGCCGGAAGGAGAAAGAGGATGCGAAAGGTAATCTTTGCAACGATCCTGCTGTTGGCACCGCTGATGATCGGCTGGACCGTATCGTGGGATCCCGTGACGATGTACACGGACAACACGGCGATCGAAGCGACGAAACTCCCGGTCAAGTATGAGATCAAGAAGGACGGGGCGATCCTCGTAACCGGAACGACGGCGACCTCCTTCGCGTTCACGGACACCGGCCACGGGTTGACCCGATCATTCACCGCGAAAGCCGTGTTGCAGACCGGAGAGGAATCGGTGGAGTCGCCGTCCTACTCGTGGACCGTCCCTTTGGGCAACCCCCGCAACCCGGCCAATCTCCGGGTTGCGCCGTGAGGGGATGAGATATGTACTGCCCGCGCTGTAGCCGAGACGTGCATCCGATGGAGGATGAGAATGTCCTTGCCCTCCTTCATGGCATGGCAGAAGACTTCCGGCTTCGGCCCCACAAGATAGACGAAACAACGGACAAAACCTGCGTGGCGATCACGGCCTACATTCGTGGGCGCGAGAGACGATATTGGGAGGTGAAGTGATGGCCGAACAGAACTGGTTCCAGAGGATCATGTCGGCGGCGTTCGACCAGCGGGGCGGGGTCTATGTCGGAATGGCGACCGTCGCCGTCACCATCATGGCCCTCGGGGAGTTCGTGAAGAACGGCTGGAAAGCCCCGGCGTGGTACGTGGCGGTCCCTCTCGGGGTCTATGCGTTCATCCTCGGGGTATTCGTCGTCCGCAAGGGGGCCGAGTATTACATGGACAGCCGGTACAATTCCCCGGCGGATAAGCCGCCCGAGAAACCCCCGGCGGGGTAGGAGGCGAGGATGTGGAAAAAGATCGGGCCATTTGTCCTACAGAACAACGTGGGGGCTATTGCCCTTATCGCAGTTCTGTTTTTTGCCTATGCCAAGTTTGCCCCGGACTCCCTCAAACCGTGGTCGAACGCCCCGACAGTAGCAGTCCAGCCGAAGGACCCGGCGGCGACCATCGAGCGGATCTACATCCCCGGCCCCGAAAGGGTACGGGTCATCGAAACGATAAAGTATCTCGAAAAGGTCCCGGGGGCGCTGACTCCGGCGACCGCCGCCGATAACTCGGCGCACGTCATCGCGTCGGCGAAGATACCCCCCTCCCCCGCCGGAGGGACGGCCACGGGCATCCTACGGTATCAGGACGGGGTAGGAACGGGATCGATCGAGTACAGGGCGGCGACGCCCCCCTTCTTCGCCATCCAGAAGGAGTTCGGCGTCAGGGCGGGCATGGGGACCGGAGGATTCGTCATTGGCGAGATCTACGCGAGACCATTAAGGATTGGCCCTGTCACGGTGGAGATTCGCGGATACGGTCAGAGGACTGATCTTAGTGGGGCCGATTTCGGCGGTGCTGTTCTGGCCGACTTCAGATTTTAGGGAGGCAACCTTGGCGAACGGTGACAATGTATGGGTAGATATCAAGGACATGCGCAGGGACATAACCAATCTCGCCAAGGAAGGCTGCGGTCACAAGGAGTGGCATGAAAAGGTATCGAACGAGTTGCGACAGGATCTTATCGCTGAAGTAAAGGAGCGTGGTGCGATGGGAGACAAGTTATTCAACAAACTGGACCGTCTTATGGCATTGGTGATCGGCGCACTCGGGGGCATCATCGTGATTCTGCTGAAATCATACCTTCCGACGATATTCGGAAAGTAGACCGGTCGTTACCGACATGGTAAAGTAGAAACACATCAACCGGCGGGGACGGGAAAAGTCCCGCAAGGAGGTAGGCCATGTTTGTTCTTGAATATTACGGAGAGGCTTTGACCCACCAGAAGGTCGTTCCAGGAGACACGATTACGTCTTTGAACTCGGAGATGTATACGTACTGCGAAAGGTATCTGGCATATACCTCCGGCGGCACAACGGAAGTTGCCGTTGGAGACTGGATCGTCGGCGCGACCGGCGCTGCGAAGGCGCGGGTTCTGTTCGTAACGCTTGACTCCGGTACGTGGGCGGGTGGGGATGCCGCAGGACACTTCATCATCAATAGCCAGCATGGGTCGTTTCAGAGCGAGAACATCAAGGTCGCCGGTGGGACCAACGACGCCACGATCGCCGCGAACTCAAGGCTCTGCGCCTACGATGAGTACGTGAACAAGCAGTTCTACAAGAAGAACGCGACCGCCGCGCTAATTAACGTGTACGCACAGACCGCGCTGGTGGATATCTCCGGTGCCAAGCCCGATCAGACAGCATTGGTTGGACAGCCCATCGCCGCTGGTGGTAACTGGATGCTTCGAGATCCGAAAGCAATTCGGTCGTTTAAGTGCGTGGATTATACGTCTGCTTCTGCCTCGACAATCCAATGCACGTTCTTCTACAAGTAGGTGATAAACATGAAGAAAACAATCTTTCTCCTTATCGCTCTCTGTGCCTTGATCCCTGTTGTCGCTTTCTGCCTCGGTGAAGGCGGGATACAAGGAGGCGGGACTTCCGGCACCGTCACCGAAGTAACCGGCGATTCGATGATTGGCGTAGCGACCGGTACCTCGACCCCCGCGCTGTCGCTGACGGACAACTCGGTGACGAATGCGAAACTCCTCGACAATACGATCGCCACCGGGAAGATCGCAGACGGGACGATCGTGGATGCTGATATTAGCGCATCTGCCGCGATTGATGCGACGAAGATCGACCTATCTGCCTACGCTCCGCTCATCTCCCCCTCCTTCACGACCCCGACGTTGGGGGTTGCGACGGCTACTACTCTGTCGACAGGGCAAGGACAATACGAACTGTACGCGATGAATCAGGACGTAAAGACGACCGACAACGTAGTCTTCAACACCGTCACCGCCGAGATCATTTCCCCCTGCACCGCAACCGACAACGATTGCTTCCTTGAGGCGGTGAATGCGGGCGCGTTGGACGATGCTTATTTGAAGGCTGGGCGGCTGTGGTTCGACAACACGTTACAGGCGATGAAGGTGAGAAATAACGACAACACGGCCACGTTGGAGGTCTTCACCTCCGGGGCGGCGCATACGCTCAACTTTGCCACCACCGGCACGATTACCGGCGGCATCATGATCCTCGACAACGTGGTGTCTCCAACAGTCTCGCAAGTCTACGGATCGTGGAACACGATCACCACGGCAGGTACGGTAACGCTACCCGCCGCCGCAACCGGCATGTCCACCTGTATCGCCACCGAGGGCGCGTTGGAGATCACGCTGGAGTTGGACGGTTCCGACACGTTTGTCCTCGCCGGGGTCACGATGGACGCCGGGGAAGCCATCATCAACACGACGGCAGAGGCGGCGGGAGACTACATCTGCGTGATCGCAACGTCGGCGGTTAAGTGGAGAGTGGCCGGAAAGCAGGGCACGTGGACGCAGGCCACCCCATGAGGAAACTACTCTTCGCACTCCTGATCCTGCTGGTAGCCTCTTCCTCGTTCGCCGGGGGCGGCGCGACGATGATGATGATTGGGGGAACGGCGGCGGGGGGGTGTGTTGCCTCCTACGGCGCGGAACTCAACACAACGCAGACGGCCTCTTCCCCTGCGGGGGTGTCTGAGGCCAACGCCACGACCGGATGGGCCGCAGCAGGGACCGGCACGTTTGAATCCTCTACGACCGCGCCGAGTTTGGGCACCTATCACATCAGCGCAATCGCAAACGCTAACGGAGGGAAGGTTTCCTACGCGCTCGGCTCCCTTGGCTTGACAGGCGGGACGCTGTACAAGATAGCGTTCGGTCTTCGGCACAACGGGACCGGTGGAGCGTGGTCGTGTGGATTTGGCGCGTCAACCGATACCTACCAAATAATGAATTGGACTATAGATAATACGGCGGACGCCTATACCCATTACTCCGTATATTTCCTGTCAAATGGCACCGAGGACACGCTTGGTTGCAAGGAAGCCAGTGCGTCCGATGACGGCGGCATGTATATCGACAACGTGTCCATCAAGGCGGCAACTCCATGTTCAGGGGATGAACTTCACACCGCTGCCAACGCCGCAGCCATAGGTGCAGAGGCAAACGCCACGACCGGGTGGAGCAATATAAATACCCTAAACTCGTTCACATCGGATGGCACCGGGCCGCACGGCGGTTCATACCACATTCTCGCAAATGCAATGACAAGCTCCGCCGCGAATAACGGATTCAACATAGACCTCGCGTTCGCGCCGTTCTCCCTTCAGGACGGGACGAAATACGTGGTGCGTTTTTGGGCGCGTCATATCACGGCGGCTGAAGGGGGCGGGGACGCAGGGGATGCGTGGCAGTGCGGGCACAGCAATACAAGCACCGGCGCGGCTAACACCACGAACCATACTATGTCGTTAGCCGCGGCCACCACAACCTACGCCGAATACGGATGGGACGTAACGTACAGTTCCACTTTTAGATACTTCGTCTGCACGGAGGCCGGAGCGAACAACAACGGCGGGATTTATCTGGACGACTTCAGCGTGAAGGCGATCACGGGGGAATGATGAAGCGACTATTCACGGTCCTTGCGCTCTGCCTGTTCGCCTCCATCGCGTCCGCTGCCGATGTCTACATCACCGATGCTACCTCCGGAGGGGATACGGGGGCCGATTGCGCGAACGCCCATTCTGCATCGTGGTTTAACTCCAATGCCGTCGGGGGCAATACCTATCATCTCTGCGGCACGTTCACCGGTACGGCGGGAAGCACGAAGTTGACGCCTCCTTCGGGAACCGCCGGGAATGTCCTGACCGTCGTCTTCGAGGCCGACGGGGTACTTACGGCTCCGTATTGGGGCACGAACGGAGCGATTCAGATTTCGGGGAAGTCCTACATCACCATCGACGGGAACAACGCAGGCATCATCCAGAACACGGCAAACGGCACGGCTCTCGACAATCAGCAGGCGTCCAACGGGATCAATATATCCGCGTCCGATCACATCACAATCCAGAAACTTACCATCGACAATGTGTACCAAAACGGCGGAAGTGACCCGGCGTCCACAGACGGCGGCGGGGTGAACACGAACGATATCCTTCTCTCGGGCAGCGGGAACAATATCCTTATAGACAACAATACCCTGAAGGCGTCCCGTGCCGGAATCCGGTACGACTTCGACTCCGACACGCTCGATACGATCACCTTCTCCAATAATATAATCACCGACCACTGTTGGGGCATCGCGATGGCGTCCGGGGGGACGAATACCAACGCGACCAACGTGGTTATTTCAGGGAACGACATCTCCGAGTGGCTGAACTGGCAATGCCCCGCGAACGCGGCGTACTGCACGGACAAGACGGACAGGTACCACACGGACGGGATGATACTATACCAACCTCGTACAAACGTAGCCGCGTTCCAACCTTTAATCTTCAATAATTATATCCACGGCGATTTGGGTAAGGGTTCTCCTACCGCGTTTATCTATTGTACCTACGGAGGAGGAGCATCTGGAACCAATGGGGCTTCGTGCAGAATTTACAATAACCTTCTTGTCTATATAGACGGAGGTGTTAGTTCAACGAATCATTGGGGAATATCTACGGGGGGCAGCACAGACGGTCACTTGATTTACAATAATACTGTTGTTGGAAAATCATCATCAGTTGGCGCAGGGATGATGCTTTCTTCTACTAACACGGAAGTTAAAAACAACATCGTTGCTTCATCGAAGTACGGCATCGCCAGTTACAGCACTGCGTTCACAACCGATGGGTACACGATAGACAACAATGTTTACTACAACATAAACACCGGAACAGAGAGTTATATGTTCCATCAGGACGAATCCAGCCCAACCGCCCCCGGCGATTACTGGACGTGGGCGCAATGGCAAGCGGCGGGGTTTGATGCGACAAGCCAATACGTTGATCCGCTGTTCGTTGGCAGCGGCGACTACTCGCTTCAGGTGGGTAGTACGGCCATCGACAATGGTGCCGACCTGTCGGCGTATTTCATTACCGACTACGCCGGAAACGCCCGTCCTGCGGGCGCGGCGTTCGATATCGGAGCATATGAGTACGGTTCCGGGGATGGTACCCCCTCCGCCTTCTCCTTCGGCGCGGACGTAACCGGAGCGGAACTGTCCACGCTCACCCCCTCCCCCGACAACGTGACCGTAGCCGGGATAGACGCAGGGCAGACGCCAGCGATCACCGTAAGCGGGACTGGGTGCGAGTACAGCATTGACGGGGCGGCGTTCACCTCCGACGCGGGAACCGTGGGCCTCGATAACGTGGTGGCCCTGCACACAACGTCCTCTGCGTCCCACAACGCGACGATCACCTGCACCGTGACCATCGGCGGGGTAAGCGATTCGTGGGGGGTGACAACCAAAACGTACGCTGCAGATACGAGCCGGGCGCGGAAAAGGGCGGGCGGAAGGGGAGGGTGGAGATAGTGCTTATCGAGATGTGCGCCTACCCGGTGGGGCATGTGACAGGCGAACTGTCTTGGCGTTGCGTTGTCTGTGACGAAATTACGAGGCATGAGGAATCGACCATACTTGAACATCTCGTGAAAGAACACGGACTTAAGAAAGAACTGCTCAAGAAGGACAAGTCGGATGGGATCTTTCTATACCCGACGGGGAACGCTTAACCTATCCCCGCCTCCTTCTTCTGAAATCCCGGTTTCCCCTTGTAAACCCGCGCCTTCGGCATCAACTCCAAGTCCGCTCGGCGGGCGTCCTCTTCGTGCGGAGCGATCTTCTCCCGCACCTTCACTTCGTCGGTCAATGCCACCTGGTACTTTCCCATGTCCGGATGTTTCAGGTCGAGGACCCACACGGGCTGCTGCGACCCTGCGAACTCCGTCCGGGAGCCTAAGACCTTTCGTGCGTTCGCGTTCACTAGTACCCGTATGCGGCTTAAGTGGTTCTTCATCGCCGTGTAGGAAGCATGATTCCTCGTACACCACTCCTGCACTTTCCCACGGCTGATGAACAGGAAGTCGGTGTCGACTTCGATGCGGATGAACAACGCCCCGCGAGGACGGACAAGGCTTGTGTCGGTCTTGCCGATGATGAGCCGGTGGTCCGCGAAGTCGTCGATCATCTGGCCGAGGCTGTCAAGGGCCGTGTTGACCACTTCCTTCTTCGTGACCCGCATCTCCTTGATCGTCTCCACGACCCAAGTGAACAGCCGCTTCACGTCGAACCGGATCAACCCGAGTTTCTGAGCGCAGGCCGCGCCGTACAGCGTCACTCCGGCGATGGCGGACCAGTACCGCTCCTCGTTCTTGGCCCCCGTCTGTGCGTCGAGCAAAGTAACGATCTTGTCGATCTTCTCCTGGTGCTCGGCTTGATGGGCAACGAGGTACTTAATGTACTCTATCCCCGCGTGGCCGTAATTCTCGGTGATGACTCGATAGATCCCTGTGGCGATGTCGCGGTTAAGCTGCGTCGTCTGCGGTACGGAGAACTCAAGGACTCGGTTTAACTCGGGGGAGGCGTCCTGCTTCATGCCCGATAACTTATCGACAATAGACGAATTTGACGAAACTACTGCTAATGTTTGCCATTGATTATTAATAGTCCGTTCCGTTGCGTTCCGGTTCAGCCGCGCCTTATCCCGCCCCTGAGTAATCCTGTAAGTCAGTTCGGATAGTTCTTCCGGGTCGATGTTCGTGACCTCGTCAATGTACAGGGGCAGGTTCCCATACGCGCCTAGACGACCAATAAGTGCATTTTTCGTGTCGTCTTTGAGCATAATAAGACGGTTTGGCTCACCGTAGGTGGATGCGATCCACGTGCCTACAAGGGTCTTGCCCACGCCCGAGGCACCGAGCATTGCCACCATCGCGCCGGGGTATCCGGTGAACTTCATCAGGGGCGCGCCGAACGCCCCCGCGCAGAAGGCGAAAGCGAGAGGGAACATGTCGTCGGACTGGGCGAAAAGGGCCGTGGCGTCCACCCACGGCTTGAGATCCCCCTGCGTATGGAATGCCTCGATCGACTGCGGCACGGACTTCGCCAGAGCAACCGGCTCGGCTTCGCCGTTTGAGAGAATGACGTTCCTCCCAAGGACGAATCGCCCGTCGTCTTTCCATCCCATCTGGCAGACGAGTTGGGACATCTTCCTCGCTCGCTGGATCTTCGCAAGGTAGCTCTCAATGTACACGAGCATCGCTTTTTTTCGGTCTGCCCCAACTAATTTGACGTGATTATCAGCAAGAGCGGTCAAGCATCCCTTCGGGTCGTTCGTCAGGGACGATCTGAACTTGAACTCTTTCCACCCTTCGTGGGGCAGGAAGTGCTTCACCGTCGCCGTCTCGTAGCCGAGAGATTCGTCCCACGCAAGAGCCGTGATGTAGAGTTCGTTGTCGTAGAACTGGACAGGTTCGTCGGGGATCTTGAAGATAAGGCCATGCTCCGTAATTTCGAACCCGACAGGGAGTTCTGGTTTCTCCTCAACCGGCAGGGTTGGCTCCGCCGTCTCGTAGACCTTCCCCAACTGGATCGGAGAAGTAACGGTGTGGCTGCATCCTTCGCAGTACGTGGGGTTCAATGTGCGGAACCGAGCGCACGTTGTAGGACCGATACCGCGCTTTATAAGGTACGCGAGTTTGGTCTCCGTGGCTTCTTCCGTGTAGTCGGGGTGGTTTTTTGACCACTCATGCGCCCACTCCGTCCCCGCTTCGCAATGCCGGGCCAGCCCGATGAGGGCGTGCCAGAGCGGTTCGTCGGTCTTTGCTTGGTTCTGTACGAGGTAAGCGACCTGCGGGCACTTCTCAGCGATGCGCTCCGCGTTGCTTGGGGGACCGTCGTAGACTGGTAGAAATTCTTGGTTCAAAGACGGGGACGCCGGTGCAGGAAGGATTGCCACTTGGAATTTGGTAGCTGCTGCCTCCAATAAAGATCGGAAGGAATCGAACGATACTTCCTTCGCCGCTGCCACCAGATGAACCGGCTTCGCCTCTTCCTGCTTTTTGTTTCTCGTCCCAACAGGACGTAAGACGGAAGCGGAGTCGGCGGTCCGTGATCCGTCGGACGAGAAATCGCAAGCGATACACACCTGCTTGAGTAAGCATGCTGTCTCCTTCCAGGAAACCGGGTCGATATCTTCGTCTAAGATCCAATGGGCGTAGAGGCCGTTGCCGGAGTTGACCACGGCAGGTAGTGGAAGATTCGCATTAACGCAAAAAGATTTGAGTGCAAACGCTCCATCGCCTTGAGTGTCGTAAGGTTTCCCAACGCCGCAGTCGATGTCCAGCCAGAAAGAACGGACAGCAAGTACGTTCTCCTGACGGCGATTCTCCTTCGTCTTGAACGACACCTGCGCGAGGTAAATCTCGTGGCCCTTCTTGTCCTCCTGCAACGCATACGTTTCCGCCTCCTCGGGAAACTCGAACCAGACGTGCTGGAAGCCTTTGTCCCGCCTTTTGGCGACACAAATCCACCCTTCGTGAGGAAGCATTTGCCCGAACATGCGGGCTTACTTCATCTTTCCGGCAATTTTCAGACAGGCCTTCATCCTGTAAGGATCAGGCCGTCTCCTCCCAGTTAACCATCCGTAGTACGTGGACCTCTGGATCGGTAGCAGATTCGTAAATGCGACGATCGTCAGCCCCCGTTTTACGCGGACAGACTCTAACTTGTGGATGCCGGGCGTCTCATTGCACATGGGTAAGGCTCCTATAAATAGGGGGGAGGTTGCCCTCCCCCCGGATGTACTCTACAGCCCGAGTGCCTTCGTGATCTCGTCGTCCGACATAACAGCGGCAGAGGCCGCAGGAGCCGGTTCCGCCGGAGTAGGAGGCCGTCCGGAGCCGCGTTTGCGAGACGGAACGGGTTCAGTGACCTTCCCAGATGCGGCGAGGGTCTGAGCCGTCGTCGCCTGCGGTACTGCCGCTGCCACTGCATCCACTACTGCATCGCTTTTTGGAGGCGGCAACGCTCTGTACTCCATCGGGCAAACGATGTCCGCGACCTCCTGCGACTTGCTGACGGTAAGTAAAGCCTCCTTCGCAGATTCCGGGATGAACGCCCCGACCCGGAACTGCAACACGGAGTAGTCAGCATCCTCGTCAAAGCCGACGTAGGTGATGACGTTCCCGAGAGGCACTCCGCGATTCGTGAGGTTCTTCACGTACAGGCCGAAGTTCTTGAGACTCGCAGGCGGGATCTTGAACGAATAGACCGATCCCTTGCGGAACACGGCGAGGATTTTGCTGTCCACACACGCCTTGCCCTTGGTGGGCTGCCCCGCCGCGTTGCGACCGGAGCCAAAAGCGTTCATCGGGCAGGTGCCGCAGGTCGGGTTGACCGGCTTGTTGACGGACTTGTCGGGGGTCACGCCGTCCAAGGAGAAGCAGTCCGGGGCGGAAGGCTCCACCTGGTTCGGGTCGTATGCGGCCTCGTAGTAGACCTTGTTCAACCCCGGCTTGGCGGCGAGAATCACGATGTCCAGATACTCCCCCCCGGCGAGGTCGTTGGGTTTGAGGTTAATCTCGTCCCCGTTGCCGTCCACGATACGGAACCCGTTGCGCTTGATCCGGATTGACGGCGGGAAGCCGGTGGAGATGCCCTGTAACGCATCAGCGTTCAGCGTCTTCGCTTCGTTGATGGCGAGTGCGAAACTCGGAATGTCTTTCGGAATCTGTACCAGATCGGTGCTCATGTAGTAGACCCCCCTTGAGTTATACTTCGTTTTCGTTCCTTGCGATCGCTGAATTTGCCCACATGACGACTTCTTCCAACTTCGTCAGCGCGAGCGACTGTTCCCTGCTCGTCGGCGTGGCCCCCAAGATCAGAGCCGCGAACGCCTTCGCCATTTCTCGGATCGTTACGTACCGCTCTTGCTGGTTCCCCTTCGGCGGATGGTACGTGTACACCTTGTCTAATTCCGTTCCTTGCGCCATTTACGTGAGTCCTGCAAGAGCGTCAGAGTTTGCGTTGGGCGTTGCCCCCCGTTTCTTATTCGGCCCGCGAGGTTTCCGCGCCGCCTTCGCCGTCGGCTTGACCGGTTTCACGATCGACCGCAACGACGCGCCGAGGTCGGCATCCGGCACGATCAGCCCCGTCTGCCCCTCCATCGGGATAATGCAACGCCCACCTTCGATCAGTTCTACTTCGAATTTCATGTTCGTTTCCTCCTCTTTCGGTTAAGAGATTGGGGTTTTGTTGTTTCCGTGGTCTTCCAGTTCCCGCAAGGCGGCGCATAACGCCACAATGGGGTGTTCGTACTCTTCTCTGAAAGTTGCCTTCCTCCAGTCGCCCAAGTGATGCGTTGCCAGTGCATCCGCCGCCTCGCACGCGGCGATCATCGATCGAGCATCGTTGCGGAGGGCGGCACAGGACGGGCAATCGTGTACCTGATTATTTACGCCTTCGTTCAGGTTAACTACCGGATACCACGCCTTGACCCTATAATCCTCAATCTTCCCTTCGTCGGGCCGATCAGGATTCGGATCACGCACTACCTTCCCGTCCCAATAGACGGCATGTGTGCAACCCGGAAGGCGATCGCTATAAACGGTCAACTCTGCGGCGAGGTAGTCCGGTATCCGGCACAGGATTCCTCGATTCCCACCCTCGGTTTCCCATTTAGGTTGTCCGTCGCATAGTGCGCCTACGGCGTTGCGGGCGATCCCGCGAGATGCGAGAAAGGCAGAGATTTCGTTATCCATGAACCCACGCCGCTTCTCGGGGTGCCGGTTGCGTTCATCGTTATCAATGGCCGATCCGTCGTGCCCACAAAACTGGAACACTTCTTCGACTTCACACCCTGCGATCATGGCAGCGACATAGGCCATGCACCGAAAAGTGTCCGGCTGTTTCAACGTCTTATTAGGCCAAGTCATTTCCCTCTCCTCACGTTCACGCCTTCGACGCGAACGAAATTCACTCCCGGAGGCGGTTCGTGTGTGTAGTTCCCGTTCCGGTCCTCCTCCATGCGATCCTTCACTGCGGACTTACTTACCCTCCTTTCGAGCAAGTCCCAAGCCTCTGATTTTTTTATGAACCCGAGAAGCACGTCCCAGTCCGCGACCGTTGCCGATTCCCTGTAGGCGATGTAAGCCGTCCCATGCGCCGTCTTGACGCTCGTCACTCCATTCGCGTGCATAATCTCGCGGATCTTGTCTCCGATCGCATCTTGGAGGACGCTCAAGGCCGCTTCAGCATCTTCCGCCTCTTTCTTGATCTTCGCTTTCCGTTCCCGCAGTTCGATGTACTTGGCGGTCAGGTCGTCTACGTTCATGGCAGATCCTCCTCACCCCTCCGGATCACCAAAGCGCGGGTCCGTAAAATATCCATTGTCTTCCGACACGCCAAGGCTAAACCTTTTGCAGCGTTGGCAAGCGGATCGTACTGCTCCCCAACGGTAAACTTGCGCCCCTCGTTTATGGGCCACAACCCCCCGCCGCTATCTGGTGCCTCTCCACGAACGAACGCTTCTCGTTTTCCCACGGATAAGTATTTTCCCGCGTTCATGTCTCCTCCCTCCTTTTCAACGCCACAGAAAAACGACAGTAAACAGAATACGACATCCGGAAAGGATCAAAATCCCGAGCAGTCGAAATCTCTGGAGCGGTCCTCCAGACTACAGACGCAACCGACTCAATCCGTCGCAAAATCGTTGTGTCCACGAAAAGAACAAAGGCATAAAACAGTCCTTCGGCGTCGGATTTCCCGGCGGTACACCCCGGAAATGGAAACCGATGGTGCTCGGTCGTTGGCCCGTGCATTACGCCCGATGAGTCTATTAATTGGATCACCCCCGCCTTTTTCAATGTCTCATTCACTCCATGCATATACTCGGACAAAGCACGGCCAAGCCACTGAGCGTCGATATCCACCATATCAAAGTTGAACTCTGCCATGAGCGGGTCAAATATCTCAGGCGGTGTCTGCCACCGTTCGTGGTCGTTCGTCACTTCCGTCCCTCCTTTGCGAGTTCCAGAACCAAGTCTTGCAGTCGTCTGCGCTCCTTCAAAGTCTGGTAGAGCCTTCTTTCAACTGCCGATCCATGCAACATGATAATGTGGGCGGTCTTTACCTGTCCCGGTCTCGATATTCTTGCATTCGCTTGTAGGAACGTCTCCGTCGAGGTCACAGGCGCGGCCCAGACGATCGTCGTCGCTGCCGTGAGGGTCAACCCGTGGGCCATCGTTCCTGGGTGCGCGAGAATGACACGCGGGTTAACCCCCTCTTGGAAGTCTTTGAAGATCCTATTCCGCTTGGAAGCCGAAACAGATCCATCGACTATTTCGACTGACCAGTGGTTCTTTAATTCATCATAGAAACGGAGCAACGCACCTGTGTACGGCACAAAGACGATCACCTTCTCGTCGCATTCCTCGATCACCTCCTTCAAGACTTTCAGCCGAGGACCAAAATCCATATCCACGACCCCGCCCGCGCCGTCGTACATAATGCCGAGGCTCGCTTGGCAAAGTTTCCCGAGAAGCACCCCGGCGTTGACGGCACTTATGCTCGTGCCTTGGATCTCCGTGAAACACTGTCGTTCCATTTCCTTGTAGTGTTTCTGCTGCTGCGGCGTGAGTTCACATTCCCGCTCCTGGTAGATCGTCGGTGGCAGGTCGAGACAATCTTCAAGAGCGAATCGAATAGAAGGCTGCATCAGTTCGTATACTCGTTCAGCAGAGCCGTGTTTCGGCACCCACTTGAATTGACTGACCTGCGTCATCAGTTCGTTCTGGATGGTGCGGAAACCTTTCGTGTACCTCTCCGGCGTGAGGAGCCGGATCTGCCCGAAGCAGTCGGTCGGAGCGGTAGGCGTCGGCGTTCCTGTGAGGCCCCACGCGGAGCGGGGGATGTTCTGCCGGTTGAGAATGGCGAACATGGTCCGTGCCCTGTGCGTTCTTGCGTTTCTCGCTGCGGCGAGTTCGTCGTAAATGACATGGTTGATATCTGGTCTTTTCGCCAAGGCGTCGGCAATGATTTCGACACCGTCGTGATTGATGATGTAGAAGTCGCACTTTGGATCTTTCAGAAGTTCCAGTCTTTTCGCCCTTGACCCATGCAGGATATGGAACCTCCTATGAGGCAGGACGTGGAACAGTTCTTGCGCCCACACCCGGTCGAGGGTCGAGAGCGGAGCGACGATCAAGGTCTTCTTCACTTCGCCTTGCCGCATGAGAAAGTCGGTGGCCCACAATGCGCTCGCGGTCTTACCAGTACCCATTCCCGATAAGTTGTACGCTCTTGGGTTGGTTATTAGAAAATCTGTCATCGTTCGTTGGTGTTTATACGGAGACAGTCTTCCAGGCCAATTATAGGAAGTTAACAAAGATGGTACATTATACCCTCTGTTCTGTAACAGTCGAACCGACTTCACGTCGTGCGGCAGAGCCGCGACGTAGGACCCGTTGACCTTGGCGGTCTTGACCGTCGGGAAGACCTTCCTGAAGGCTTCAGGGTCCACGAGCGGGAGGATGATGTGGCCTTTCAGGACTTTTAATTCAGGAAGCATCAGTAGTAGACCTTCTTCGCCAAGAAGTAGTCCAACGCCTTCAGCGCCTCTTCACCGTCCACGACGAAGCCAAAGCCTTTATTCGCGTTCACTTTCTTCAGGAACTCCATCTGGAGCGGTGTGGCGACCTTGCCCGGTGCTTTCACTTCAATTGCAAGGAATTTGCCGTTCGGCAGCACCGCCAGCCGGTCGGAGATCCCCGCGTAGCCGTAAGGCGAAGCGGCGACAGGGAAATTAAAGACTCCGTGACTGTTCAGAAGGTCTTTGACCTGTTTCTTGATCTTGTTCTCGGGGCCGGTCTTCATTCTGTTTTCTCTCCTTCCCAACGCACCATGACGAACCTGTTCTCACCCACGTTGCATGGAAACTCTTCTTCGCTATCCGGATAAAGGTACATGAATCGGTTACAGTCGCAACTGTTGTTACCGTACTCCCACAAATATTCAAAGTATGGATACTCGTTTTCGTGCCACCGCTCTACCCCGGTCAAGGTGTCGCGGAGTAAGACTCGGGATCGAACTTTCTTCTTGATCTTATTTTCGGGGCCGGTTTTCATGCCCATTGGAGTGCCCCCTCCACACCGTTGCGTAATCTTTTTATCGTTTCTCGTCTCACCCTCTCGGGGTTTTTGTATCTCTTATACTTGCCCGTGTATATCAGTTCTTCTGCGCGTTCTTCATACAACTTTTCCAGTTCTTGAAGGATATGCCTCACTACATCGTCGGTTGTTAACTGAGGAACCATCATACTTCGCTTTGTGCTCATCTCCACTCCTTTCTCGCCCTCCAATGGATACATTCGTCCACGGGGCACCAGCCGTTGCACAGACCTGACGGGAAACAGGGGAACTCTCCCGCGTTCCACGCCCGCTCCATCGCTTCGATCCGGGGCAACATCCGATTCATTACGAGCTTAGCGTCGAGATACTTCAACTCACCCCCCGTCGTGGAGTTGTCTTTAAGCCAGATGTACCGGTACTTGAACGTCTTGAAGACTGGCTTCACGTCGTACTCGTTCGCTACAAACCACGCAAAAAGTTCCAACTGGGTGTTGTCATCCTTTTTCTTGCCGGTCTTGTAGTCGATGATCGTGGCGGTATCTTCGTGCAAGATGAGCAGGTCGACGACGCCTCGTCCGGTGCCTGCGTACCAACCGCAAGGGACGTGGTTCTTCGTGACGGCGAACTGTCGTTCGAACTGTTTCTCTCCGGGCAGTTGACTTAGAACCTTCGCCCACGGCTCGTAGGTCGGCGGAAAGTCCTCGGGGAACGGCTTGCCATCACGGATACGCTCTTCGAAGGCTTTATGGACCCGAGTTCCCCAGATCGTAGCCTCGGTCGGGGCCTCAACGGTCGTGCAGTAAAACCGCTTCGCGGCGTACCGGGCGGGGCAAGATTCGAACTCGGACAGAGACGAGTAGGACCAGGAGAAGGGCTTGCCTTTAGCATTCAGCACAATCAATGCGTTACTCCTTTCTCTTCCGTCGTCACGTCTTTTAGGAACGCGAACATCGACTGCACAAAGACCTCGTATTGGATCGCCATCGTCACGGACGCCGCCAGCGACACATGCTGGAGGTCCGTATCCGTCCCCTCGGGGTAGACGAGCTGACACCCCTGCGGGGTGAAGACGATCGCAGCCATGTCTTTCTTGAGCCGGATAAGCGTTTTCAACCGACCACCTCCTTATAGGCTCTCACAAACTCGATCGCTTGCGGCGCAACGATAGCATTGCCGTAACCCCGCAGTCGTCCCACTCGGGCGGGAGACCCATTAGCCAACGGGAATGTGCCGGGTTCAACTGCCCTCCACTTACCGTCCCGGCAGGGGATCCAGGCGGCGTTGGACCAAAATCCATTACAAGGGCCACGGTCTTGCGGCTGCTGTCCGTGTTCCCTGCCTCGTTGTATCCCTTCTGAGCGGGCGTCCCCGCCATCGGAGTCGGCCAAAAAGCCAGATTTGCCTCGCTCGACATATCCCTCCCGCCCTTGCTGTGGTTCTTGAATGCTCCGTGTGCGTCTCGCGTCTGGGTCGTCGGCCAACTCGCCAACACCACCGTCCTGCCCAATAGCGCATTTACTGGCACGTTCTTGCAACTGTTCTCGTCTCCGTCCTTGTGATCCCTCGTCGTCGGCGTCGGCCACGAAGCAAGAGTCGAAGCCATCCCCAACGTCATCCCGAATCCGTTGTGCCCCGGCCCGTATTTCCCTGACGCCTTGATCTCCTCGCGCCTCTCCTCCCACCGGCTGTCCGTGTCGTTCTGAGGCCCCGCATTCGGCGTCGGCCACGAAGTACAGTCGTTGCCGGATGTGCGGCGCACCGAAGCCCGCAGCGCAGGTATCGACCGCCCCGACGGCGTAGTCCGCTCCTTCCAGGTCAGCGTGTACAGCGTCGAGCCAAGCGAGTCCGTCCTTGCTCGCAACCTGTTCGCCAAAGACCGTGACAGGTCGGCACTCCGCGATGAGACGGAAGAACTCGGGCCAGAGATGCCGAGCGTCGTCGGTGCCGCCCCGTTTTCCTGCGGCGGAGAATGGTTGACAAGGGCAGGAGCCGGTCCAGACTTGTCTGTCATCAGGCCAACCGGCCTTTCGGAGCGCGTGGCTCCACACTCCGATGCCAGCAAAGAAGTGGCACTGATCGTATCCCACAAGGTCATCAGGTCGGACTTCAACGATGCTCCTTTCATCCACTTCGCCGGGGGCGATATGGCCTTGCTTGATTAACTCACGAAGCCAAGATGCGGCTTTGGGGTCGAACTCGTTGTAGTAGGCGGTCACTTAGTTTCACCATATGATCTGCCGATTCCGATCTCACAGGCAACCGGCAGGTCTTTACACCAGGCAGGGGCTTTGCTCATTATTTCGCCCATGACCCACGCCGCTTTTTCCGCGAGGTCTTCCCGGACACAGACGACTATTTCGTCGTGGACAGTCATTACGACCTTGTAGAGCTTCCCGATTTCGAGCATGGCGTCGGTCATTACGATCCGCGAAAGAGCTTGAATGCTGTTCTCGAAAATCTTGCTTCCAAATATGTGCTGCTTTACATCTTGCCGTCCTTTCTTCCCGACGTACCACCACGAGTCGCCATCCTGCGTCAGCCCCTTGTAGTGGATCGAAAGGCCGTTCGGCAGAAGCAGTCGCTCGTGGTCGGTTGAAAGAACGCCGAACTGATGCTTCACCCCACGATACATGCAGTCGAGGATGCGATTACAGGTCCGCCAATAATCGGGGATCTTCGTATACGTCTGCCGGTACGAGTCCACCAGATGTTTCGTGGCGGAGCAATGAATCTGAAGCGGAATACCGGTCAACTTCGTGGTGACGCCCTTAACATCGAGTTTCGTGTCCAAGTACCCGCCCATCGCGTCGAGATCATCTCTGCCGAACGTGATCGGAGGCATACCCAACGGCCCGGAAAGAACCCACGCCGCCGCCTTTCTCCACCCCATACCGTAGGACATTCCGAGAATCGACGCTTTTCCGATCGCTCGCTCCTTTGGATGGTCCTTCTTCGTGACCTTCTTGGCGTAGACGCGGGATGCAAATTGACAGTATACATCTTCTCCGTTTCGAAACTGCTCTAAAAGATCGGCTTGCCCCGCTTGCCACGCCGAGACGCGGGCCTCGATCGCGGAGAAATCGCTGACCACAAGGACATGCCCCGCAGGAGCGATGATCGCCTTACGAAGTTCCCCGCCGCGAGGGAGATTTTGTATGTTGGTTTTTTCCGCCCCTCCGAACCTCGAAGAATTTCTCGCGCCGAAGTAATCCAAGGCGATAGGGAACGCACCCCTCTCTGAGATGCCCAAGAACGCTTTCGTCCTCGTCTCCTCGATCGAACTCTTGACCCCAAGCCGTGCGGCGGCGAGGGCTTGCACCTCTACGTCGGGGTGTTCGAGTAACGACAGCATTCCCTCGTCCGTCTTGGCAAAGGCGAAGGTCACTTTCTGCGTTCGGGCCGAGATCTTTGTCGGAGGATCTACGCCGAGGGCCACGAGTTGTTTCGCGAATTGAGGATTGCTCCTTAACCCGGTCAGGTCACGACCGTCGAGGAGTTGCGCCTGCTTCACCTGGATCTTCTGCAAGTGGTCGAACAAGACCTTCTCGTCCAGCTCTAAGACGGGTTCAGTAAACATCCTTAAAGTCTGGTCAATGACTTTTAGTTCCGAAGGTGCAACCTTCGACTTCATGGTCTGAAATAACTTGTACGTCAAGTCCACGTCGTTCATGCAATACAGGCCGAGGGCAACTTGTTCTTCTTCGGTCAGGTCCCGCTTCCCGGCGAAGTTCACAAGGTCGTTGCCCTTTTCACCGAGGCCGCAGAGCTTGGACAGGTTTGCGAGTGAACCGGACTCATGCGGGAACACGGCCCTCGCCATAGACAGAGTGTCGAGTAAGAACTTCGGACGGATGCCGTATCGCCACGAAAGAATCGCTCCGTCGAACCGAGTATTGTGACAAAGAACGAACGCCTTACTCCAGTCGATCTGGTTCAAGAAGCCTTTGACATCCGTCCAGATGTATGCGGACGGCTGGTCGTTGGCTTTCAGACCGACGCCGTGAACCTTGAACCGGGGATCACGGATGTATTCCTCGGTCGTGAGCCGCTTGAGACTGTACTCCTTATCGAAAAAAGTTTCGAAATCCACAACGAGGATCACAGCTCTTCCCCCTTGTTCAACCACACGGACACACGGCAATAAATAGCATAATCCATATTGTAGGTGTCGAAATCCCGCGCCGCGCAGATTTCCGGGGGGGTTCTCCACACCAACAGTGCGATCGATTCGATACGCCGCAGCAACACCGCGTCCATAAAGAGAGCAAAGGCGTAAAACAAATTCTCCGCGCCGAGCGCCTTCGCATCATATTCCGGATGCGGGAACTGATGATGCTCGAACTTTAGCCCCTCTACTCCTTTCGGTGGGTCCAACGACGCAACGCGATATTGAAGCACACCCGCCGCTTTCAGCGTTTCGTTTACGCCGTACATGTACTTGGACGAAGCCCGCTGCAACCATTGAGCGTCGATGTCTTGCTTCATTTCACGTAACTCTCTATCATTGATCCTCATAACTCCTCCTTCCCTTTTCTCATAAATATTTTATTGTACCGGGCCTTGATCTTTTCCGTGTAGCGGGAATGAAATTCCCGACGGGCAGCAACGCCCTGGTTCCGCTTGAAGAAATACTCCGCTTCGCTCAACGTGCGAACGGCACCGAGTTCTACGCGGTCGAAGTCTTTCATGGTAAGGCCCCCCCTAAAAGTCTTTGAATAGAATTAAAAGCAGGATGATTATGATGAGATATTCCATCTCAATAAACCAACTTTTCTACGTTCACAAGCTGACCCCCCCGCACTACAGCCCGTAGGCAACCAATCTCATTTGGGCGGTAGCCCACCATTTCCGCGTACCCGATCGATTTGCTTCCGGGAGGCGAGTAGAGCTTGAGGAACGAGCCGCACATACCAAACCAACGAGTGTCCGGGTGGAGATATTCCGCGCTCTGAACCGCCGAAACTTTATAGTTCTGGTTGATCTTCCCCGCCTTTGTCGTGGTGATGTACAACTGCCGGTGCGCCGTCGGAGGCTGGAGCATCAAGCGATGCCCGTGTCCGCAGAAATGAGCAATGCAGTCACCGACCTGATCCTGGAGCTTCATCTTCAACGTCGCCCGCATGTTCGCGTCCTGCTGAACGACATCCTTCGCGTTGGAGTTCGGGGTCCAGCCGCCGTGCGAAACATGGACACGAAAAGCGGTCTTCTTCTCCCATTCGAAGTGGACGACGGCAGACGACCCGCCGTACTCGGACCCAAGAACGGTTGCGATGGTCTGTGGGAAGCACTCGACGTTCATCAACCGCCACTCGTGGTTTCCTGCAAGGATGACCGGTATCCGGCCTTTAAGCGAAGCCAAGTCCCGGATGATCGCCGCCGCCTGTTCTCCCGGTGTATAGAGCTTGCTTTGCCAATCCACGGAAGTCGTCTGCCATCTCCGGTCGTCAGGTGTGATCGCTTCGATCAGATCGCCCATGAGAATAAGGAGTGCGTCTTTCTCCCCGGCGATCGCCGTGACCATCTGCTTGATGGAAGACCGGGAACAGGTCAACGCACCGTAGTGCCAGTCCCCCGCAAGATATATCTGGCAATTTCCCGACTTTGGAAGCGCCCAAGTAACTACTTCCATAAGAGACCCCCAACGCTTTTTTTACCCTACCTAACGGGAATCTTTTGAATATATTGCTCGTAAGTTTTGGGGCGTATTTCATCCACGCCCACGTTAAAAGCACGTCAAGATCATATCTCTTCGCTTTCTTTCCGCACACACGACACGTATAGTGGAAATGTTGGTCCTTCCCCCTAACCCCTTCGCCCCATTTATGTCTGCGGTCCATTTACCATCCCTTCTTATCGAGTCGGTTCTCCGAACACCAGCCGCACGTCTTGAACACCTTCCGGTGCTCGGGCAAAGGCTTGAGACAGTGAGCACAGCGACCGACCATCTCCCGCCGTACCTTGTTCCAGTTCCGGTTCTTCTTCCCGTTGCACGTCGGGCACCGGTACTTCAATGAGGGCTTGCAACATGCAACGCACTTCCCTGTCGCTCTACGGGCCGCTCTCCGTCGTTTCGTTTGTGCGTAGTCGTGTCGGGGCATGTACTGTCCACGGTACTACATCGGTTCCGGGATGTCAAGGATAAACTCGCCTACGACGGTTGAGAAAAGAGATTACTTTGTACCTCATGTCGTACGTCGCCGGTCCCTTCTTCACGGCATCGACCATTTCCTGTAGCAATTCCTCTGCCTAGGCCAAATCTCCAAGGTCGGTACCGCAGTAGACGCAGAGCGTGTCAGGCTTGGACAGGTCCATCACTTTTCCTCCGTTGGCTTCGACGAGTTTGGTGTTGTAGCGCCTGACATATTACTGAACCGCCTACTCACCCCCCTGCGCGGCGGCGGACATGGGACCACGTTTCCCCATGTAGTATTCGCAACACTGATCTCTGTGAAACGCCATATTTTTCGGAAAGCAATGTGGCGTTAATCCCTATGGATGAATATTCTCGTATTGCGATAACATCATTGGGAGATAATTTTCTCTGCGGCAACCTGTTTTTTATTGTGCAATCAATCATGTTGTCGGATCTTGTCCCCAAAAATAAATGTTCCGGGTTGATGCATGGAGGGTTATCACAACGATGTAATACCCACATCCCGGTGGGGATAGGACCATAATTGGATTCCCATGCGATCCTGTGGGCCAATTTCTTACCATGTATTCCGTATCCTCTGCTCATTATTGAACCGCCCCAAATCGCACATTCACTCATTTGTGATACACCATTCTTCGGCGGAGTTCGGCTAATCGGTCTATTTCTGCCATACATAATGCCGCTGCTATTGCCAGTTGTTTCTCCCTGTTATGCTTCTTTCTTTTGTCCCATTCTGACGCCCACGTTTCGGGCCAGTCTATGGCGGGAGCGTAAGTCCCATTTGCGGCATAGCAAGCAGCCACGACCGCCAACTCTTGGTCTTCGTGTTTCGCGTCATGGTCAGCAGTCCATCCTTCAGCCCGCTTTTGACGAATTCGTTCGTTAATAGAAGCCAGCGCCCCCTCTCCTGCTTCCCTTAAATCCGAACAACAGGGGCATCCGTAAGTTCTCGCTAATCCAAGTTCCTCCCGCAGCCTCTCCGCCTCTTTCGCGTGAGCGCAGGGGGTCGAAGAGGCAAGGGCGAGTTCGTCTTGAATCATGGCGCATATCATCCCCGCTTCGTGATCTCGCTGCGTTGCCGGTTCGGGCGGCATATCAAAACTCGGCTGCTCCAAGCGGATGGAATCATTTATCGCCTTCTCTACGTTCTTCAGCAACTTCCTCGCCCTGCACACCTGCCCCCCCTTCTCCGCGAGACGGGCTTGCAAATCATCCCTGAACGCGACACCTTTGAGCATATATTCTTCGAGGTTGGCAACCTTCTGTTTCTCGTCCGCGAGTTGGGCGAGGGCGGCGGCAAGGTCGGCGCGGAGGGCGGCGATATGCTCTGGTATGCTCATATTGGTAAGTTCGTAGATCCCTAACGCCTCCCATGAACGGGCGCAACAGCAGTCTTTACAGTGACCATCTTTGAGTTTGTCCCTCTCTGCGATCACGGCTTTCAGGGCCTCGTGCAGGACGCCCTCGTACCCGTGACTCGCATCAGAAAATCCCAGCCTCTCATCATCGCTTCGCGTTATCGGTTTCACGTTTCCTCCTACTCGGTGAGATAGGCGATCAGGGCGTCAAAAGCGTGCCGGTTAATGTCCTTCTGCTTCTCGGGTAATTGCTCCCACGGGATCAGGTCCCG